AGTGCTGTAGGTACAGGTGCATATGGGCATTGGGTTGCATCCATTGAAATATAGGAAAAATATGTATAAATTATTTAATTCAATAAGCGGAACACAATTTATTATTCGTATGTCTGATAACGCTTGTATCCCTTTTGATGAAGCCAACACAGACTACCAAGCCTACCTTGCATGGGTAGCAGAAGGTGGCGTTCCAACTCCAGCAGACGAGGTGACACAATGAGTTTAATTCTTGATGGAAGCAACGGTTTATCCGATGTAGACGGTTCAGCAGCTACCCCTGCAATACGAGGTACTGACACTAATACAGGTATTTTCTTTCCAGCAGCAGATACTATTGCGTTCTCTGAAGGTGGTGCTGAAGCTATGCGTATTGATGGGTCAGGTAATTTAGGTATTGGTACTAGTAGTCCTTCCCAAAAGTTAAATGTTTCGGGTTCAGGTTCTGTTTATTCTGCAATTACAAATACAGGAACAGGGCCTAGTAATTTGCTTTTAGGTGCAGCAAACGCTCAAACTCAAATTATCTCAAGAGATGCAACAACGGGTGCAGTCCCTACTGTATTCCTTCAAGGCACTGCAGAAAGTATGCGTATTGACACTAGTGGTAATTTGTTGGTTGCAACCACAGCACAACGAGGAAGTTCTAATATTTCAACAGGTGCGCTTGGTGTAGGTATTGGTAGTGGAACAGCAGCGCAAGGCTATCGTCAAATTTATTTTGACCAAGCAACAGGTATTCTTTATTTTACTAACGGAGTAAACCAAGCAGCACTTACACTTGCTGGTGCTTGGACTAACGCATCTGATGGAAGATTAAAAAACAACATAATTGACATTCAATACGGGCTAGATTCCGTAATGGCTACACAGCCACGCAGCTATAAAATGAATGACATGGAAGGTGACTACATTGGTTTTGTAGCCCAAGAACTTCAAACTGTTATTCCAGAAGTTGTTTCTGGTGACCCCGAAAAACAATTAGGGGTTGATTACGGTTCACTTGTAGCAGTAGCATTTAAAGCGATTCAAGAACTTAAAGCAACCGTAGACACACAAGCAGCACGAATCGCAGCGTTAGAAGCGTAATGATGGATAACGGCATCGACTTGGTTCGCTATGGGGTGCTGTGGAATCGGGTGGAAAACTACGAACATCGCCTTGAAGCCATTGATAAAAAGATGGACAAAATGGAAGCCCAGCTAGAAACCTTAGTCGCTAACAGCAATAAACAAGCTGGTATGGCTTGGGTGGGCATATCTATGCTGACCGCATTATCTACACTTGGTGGATGGGCATTACATTGGTTTACAGGCAAATAATGTTAGGGTTAGACACCATTGTTGGCGTAGGAATGAAACTAATTGATAAGCTGATACCTGACCCACAAGCTAAAGCCCAAGCCCAGTTAGAACTAGCCAAACTTGCCCAAGAAGGCAAACTAGCCGAAATACAAGCAGATACCGCAGAAGCGCAAGAAGTCACTAAACGGGCGCAAGCGGACATGGCAAGCGATAGCTGGCTAAGTAAGAACATTCGCCCCATGACCCTTATATTCATTCTTGGTGGCTATTTTGTATTTGCCATGATGAGTGCTTTTGGCAACAATGCCAATGAAAAGTATGTAGAGTTGCTGGGCCAATGGGGGATGCTTGTGATGTCATTCTATTTTGGTGGCAGAACCCTTGAAAAAATCATGGACATGAAATCTAAAGAAAAATGAAAGACCTAGTACCGCAAATACTAGCTTATGTATCAAGCCCTTTTAAGCTGTTTGCTATTGTAGTTATGGCGGTACTGGCGTTTGCTGGTCATTTTATTTACACCAATCAATCGTTTTTACTAGCCGCATACGATAAAAACAAGACTTTACTGCGTATTGATGTATCTAAAGCAGACGATGTTGCCAAGCTGCTTTTTAAAGAAACCAACGCTGATGTAGTAGCCATATTTGAAGTGGACATTATGCTAGGCACACGGGTTTTGGTACGGGCTTACACCAAAGAAGGCAGGGACAAGACCCATGACGGCATAGATGTAGGGATGCTTTCAGCAAATCAAGAAAACAACGCAGACCTGTTAAGCCTTTATGGTGGCTCTATTCCTTGTGGAAGCTACACTAGGGCGCAATCGTTGGTCGGCTTTTGGTATTTACAGCAAGGTGCTACTTTTCTTTGCCGTTCCAGTATGCCCACAACCGCAGGGCTATTCGCTGGACAGCTAACAGTTGGCTGGAAAACGCCCCCTGAAAACATTAACAAAATCCAAGATATGATGGCTATTGCCGCTAACATGATGATGAGGAAACCATGATTGAATCCCAATTATTAGCCCTAGGTATTGAAGGCAAATGGTTTGAGCCTTTAGTAGAAACCTTTGAAAAGTACGAAATTAACACCCCTAAACGCCAAGCCTGTTTTATTGGTCAATGTATGCACGAATCAGGCGGCTTTAAGTTCCTAAAAGAGAACTTGAACTACTCGGCTAAAGCGTTGATGGCTACATGGCCTTCACGATTTCCTGATGCTGATATTGCTGAAAAGTTTGCCCGTCAGCCTGAAAAAATAGCTGGCAAAGTTTACAACGGGCGTATGGGCAACACTTCACCCGAAGAAGCTGCTGCTTTTATCGGAAGGGGTCTGATCCAATTGACTGGCAAAGATAACTACAAAGCGTTTGGCGAGGCGATCGGTGAGGACTTGGTAGCTAACCCTCAACTCGTAGAACAACCCCGCTATGCGGCTCTTTCTGCTGGTTGGTTTTGGAATAAACGAGGTTTAAATGCCTTGGCTGATTCTATGGACATTGAAACCATGTCAAAACGCATTAATGGCGGGACTATTGGAATGGCAGACAGAATAGCCAAAATCAATAAAGTTTTAGATGTTCTAACCTAAAACACATCCCGTAAGTCTACAAACTTCCACATATGCGTGGGTACATCGTAGAAATACTCCTCATTGGCTACTGCTTTATTTGGTACTTCTATTAGCGGGCATTCTTTGATCTTGGAAGCCCTAATCCAGTAAGCGTGGGTTAGGTTTCTAGTTACCACATACATTGTGGTACGGGGGTTGGTAAACAGCTTTTCCTTGCGCTGGGCAATGTGGATCGTATTGTAAGGACAGAAGTCCATGCCCCAATCTCGTACTTCTACTTCACCAAACCCAATTTCCTGCCCATTCTTGCTGAAAACAAGGTCTACAGCGTATTTATCAGGGTTAGGCACAGCATCGACATGGTGAACCGTTTTAAGCCAACCCGCTACTGCATTACGGGCTGGTGGATCACACGCATCATGTAACCGTTGGTCAAACTGCTTGTACTTCACTCTTGTGCCTTTCTTAGTATTGCTCTAGCAAATTCAATCCAGCCTTCATTGGAATCAATAAGATTTGTAACTGCATTGCCTATTTCTATTATTTCCTCATCTGTTAGTGTCTTTGCTGGATGGGTGTAGAGTGGTTGCCAAGGATAATCACCTTCAGGTGTAGCTTCCAACATAAAATCACCAAATTCATCGTAAGCAATCCACGCTACTGGTTCATTGTTCATATCTGCGTACCTTTACTGCGTTTGATAAGGGTAAAGTTTTCTGCTGGGTAGCGCATTCTTTTTACCCCTGCTGCCGTGTCCCAAATCACAACAACCGTGTCATCTTCAATGTAAAAACAGCCTTCACTACCGTGGCCTGAAGTGGTGTAGTTGTATGCACGGCTTAACTTGTTGTAAATCTTGCCATCGTTTTTGCATACTTCATCTGTCAATACAATCTTGCCACCGCCTTCATTCGGCATAGTCGCAATAGCCGCAGCTTTTGCGTTGCTTGAAAACAACAATACAACTGTCAAAACCAGCACTAATCCAAAATAAATGCGTTTAGCTATGCGATTCATGCGGGCCTCTTTGCTTTCACCAATTAGCCAGCCTTGAACCTTAATCATGTCATCGTCTTGCTCAATGCGTAACGGCTTTTGGTAGTACTTGCCGATCTCTACTTTGCCTGTGTTATAGGGTGTGTTCATGTGTCACCTCGTCAAATTCGTAACTTGCTTCGATTGGATCATGGTTGGAATAGATTAATTTGCCATCACGAAAAACGCCATAACCATCTTCATTGCGTTCGTCAGTCAAGCGATACCATTCTTCTTCAGGGATGTAGCGCACTTCTACATTTTGACTTGTGCGGGGTATTAGGTTTTGTATGTTCATTTCTATCTCACTTTCAGTTAAAGTAAGAACAGAATAATTAAGTTATCTTAATTCGTCAAGCGTTATGTGACCAAAAAGCAACAGGGCAGTATTTGGCAGTTGCAAGCTGTATGGCAGAAAGCCGCAAAATTCCATACTTACTGCATCCTACTTTGGCGGCTTAACGCCCTAAGAATAGTTGGGGTACTCACAGCCCTTTATGTGAAGCGTACCTGCTTTCCCCCGTTCCCGTGAAGGAACTACCATTATATTCCGTTCTTAATTTGGTAAACCCGCAGCAAGTGTTCAAAGCACTCCCAGCCTTTTTGAAGCCGATCCTGCTCAATTTCAATAAGTTTTACCTGATTGGTAAGCGCATTGACAAACACTATGGCGCATCTAGCAGTTGGAACGCCTAGGCCCTCACGGTAAGCTGCAAGCTGCATCTCATGCTCGAAAAAAACATCAATTTTGGTAAGGTCGGTTTCTTTGGTCTTGAAGTCAACAATAAAACCCTCGCCCTTGCCATTGACTGGTTTAGCCATTAGATCGCATTTGCCACCAAACCCTAGCGGATGCCCAAACGACTTCTCTGAAAGCCATAGCTGGCTTCCAAACGCATCCTGCAAGGCTTTATCAATGCCATCTAAATACGGTGGCTTTTCAGGCATATATACCTGATCGAAATACGCCTCAATTACCGCATGAATAGCCGTACCCCGTTCCGCAGCTTCACGACCCGTAGCCTTAGAATCTTGCATTACCCTAGCCAGCCAGTCAGCTTCAGGTTCGTCAGGTTGTCTAGGCAGGGTTAAAGCAGCTAATAAGACTTGCTGCTGTTTCCATGTATCAAGCCCTGCTTTCGATAGCATTCCGTTAATTGTTGTAACACTTGGCAGAAGTCCAAGTTTCCGTGCGTCACGAAGCGTTGTGGCTCTTTCCCCAGTCTTGCCGATGGTTGTATAGGCTGGAGTGCCGTCTTTACTGTACCAATGGCCATTCTCTGTCACCTTTTCTTTAATTAACATATTGTCCTTAGAACGGAATGGAAGATAAGTCATCATCTACAAGCGTAGGCTTTTCAGCTTCACGCAGCTTTTGACCCCGCCATTCGCTGCTTTCTGCAATCTTTTCTTTGTAATACTTAGGTAGCGCATCGTACTTAGACTGGTCAAACTCAGCCAGCCAAAAGTGCAATACTGGGTTGATGCCTTCAGGCTGCACACTACGCAATGCGCTAGGAACAGGGCTGATGCCGCTAATGTTAGCGTACTTGCCATCTTCACTATGCGTAATGTTGACCATGCAGAACTTACCTAACAGGTTTTTAAGGTCAAAGTTCTTGCGATCTTCCGCAGTCATCTTTTTGTTTGACCAGCTTTCAAGGTCTTGACGCAACCGTGCCTGATCGCCAAGGCTTACCGTATAGCGTTTAGATACAATTAACGGCTTACCGTCATCGGTCTTAAGTGGTAGCCCTGCATCATCGTCACCATGCAATTCCCAAGTAAGCACAACCTTGTGCATGATCTTGGTTTCGCCAGCCCATTCGGTAGCTTGGTGGCCTAGATCAATGATGCTATATAGCCGTGCCATATGTAAGCCAGCAGGGGCAATTTTAAACTCTTTGCTGCTATCTGAAATAATCATTTTCCATCCTTTATGTTTTTTGATTCAATCATTGCATCTGCCATGTAATAAGCACGGTGAGCAATGGCCTTTAAGTCTGTAGAAGGCATTTCTTGCCCGTTATCAGTAAATTCAAGTGCTTTATAAGTTCGCATTTCTTCCGCTAATATTGCAACCATAGCTTTAGCTGCAAAATAATCACGCAAATACATAGCATCACCAAGAATCATTTGTTTGCTCCGAAAATTTGACCAAAATCATTCACAATGTCACGAATGACGGGGTTTACATGGTTATTGCGTTTAGGTGCGACATATCCGCAGCAATGGCGTAATAGGTCTATTTGACGCTCGGTAAGAAATACACCTTCTTCCAAGTCTTTGAACACTTCGTCAAGTTCAAACTGCATCTGTACTTGATCTGCTAACTGCTGGTCATAATCACTCATTTTTTACTCTTTCTCACCCGCTTGGGTAGTTATCACGGCACATACCGTACTTAGATATTAAGATAACTTAAACCCATAGTCAAGCGTTTATTTGCAAAAATGTTGTTTATTTGTTAAGATACCTTACATGAACGCAACAGCAATTATCAAATTACTTGGTGGCCCAACCCGTATATCTAAGATGGTAGGGGTATCCGTGCCAGCAGTATCTATGTGGCAAAACGGTGATATACCAATGGATAAGCTGGTGATTCTAGCTGCAACATTAGAAAAAGAATCGCACGGGTTAATTACCCGTAAAACTTTATTTCCACACAACCATAAATTAATTTGGCCTGAGTTGGAATAATGGTATACTGGTGCTGTCGAGATTGGCATCTCAGACAAACCTAGAGGCGTAACAACCCCAGTAATTTTAGGCGGGGTATGTGTAGTTATAGACAATTAGCGAGAAACCGCTTCTAGGAATTGTTTGTAGTTGCCCATGCCAAGGGACATACCCCACCTAAGACTATTGGGGTTTTTCTTTGCATAAATCTTGACTGCACGAAAAGCGAGTGTAGATAAAAAAGCTAGATGGGGTAGAGGCCAGTTGGAGAATGAACTGGAGCGAGGGGCGACACCTGCGATACCCCCAAGTAATCGGTTCTAGCCGACTTGGACAGCCTTGCAACGGCATACATCACTAGAATAAAACCCACATCGGTGGTTGGTCGTTCTATGGAGAAATGAAATGCTTGAAAACCTAGATTTGCAAGAAACCCCATTACCTAAAAGCCTAGATCGGTGGAATAACCACAATCTGCTTGAAACCTACAACTACACAAAACGCCCCGATTTAAAGGCTTTTATTGCAAGTGAATTTTGGTGGCGGTCTGAGATGTTGCAAATTAGCGACATTAGGGAAAATACCTAGTAAATAGTTGTTGCATTGTTAAGATAACTTAACTAAACTGGTGTTACTCAATAACGAGTGAGATAGAAAAAGGAGCAGCAAATGAAAGTAACAGCAACATTCTCAAACGGTCAAACAATTAGCCGCAACACCACAAAGCCATTAGCTTATGCTTATCGCTCAGTAAACATTTACCAAGAATTTACAGGCTTTGCTACTACCGAAGAATTGGCTCGTAAAGCTGCAAGCCAAACAGGTAAAAACAAAGCACTAACAATCGAAGTAGTAGCAATTAATTAATTAACCAGCCCCTACGGGGGCTACCTTTAAAGGTGAGATAGACATGAAAGATTTATTAGGTGCTTGCATATTAGGTGCAATTATTGGTGCGATGTTTGCTTATGGTGTTCCTGCACACGCTCAAACTTTTGTAATTACAAACCCACAAGGTCAGGTTACTGGCTACATCCAACAAAACGGCAATACGGTCAATGTATTAACCCCGCAAGGCAATACCGTAGGCCAGCCATTGACGGTTTACCCCAACCAAATCGTAACACCACAAGGGTCAGCTATTGGTATTCCCCAATACACCGTACCAATGACACCCCCAAGCCCACCAAGCGTACGGGTGCTGCAATGATCGAAACGGTAATGATTGTCTTTGCTATCGGGGTATTTGCTATATTTGCAACCCTGATGCTTTTGGCTGGAATACTACTTTTTTGGATATGCAATGACTGAAAAACGCTACTGCACAAGCTGTCAGGTGATGCGCCCAGCAGACTACGGCAAAATGATTAAAACAAGCAAGGTAACACGGTGGAAATGCACCGCCTGTTTTGAACGGATCAACATACCAAGGTATAAAAGTAAGGTGACCAAATGAACTTTGCTGATTTTTATGCTCTATATCCTCGTAAACAAGGGCGCAGGGCTGCCGAGAAGTCATGGGACAGGCTAACCCGTCAAGAGCAAGAAGATGCGTTTCTAGCCCTTTCTACGCACTTGGAATACTGGAAGCTAAAGCAGACTGAAAAAGATTTTATACCGCACCCTGCAACTTGGCTTAATCAAGGTCGCTGGGAAGATGAATTGGACATGGAAGTCAAAAAAGTCAAGAAACCCGAATTGCCTTGGTATTCCAGCGAAGAACTAACAATCAAAAAAGCCCAAGAAATAGGAGTACAGGCGTATGCAGGTGAAGGTTGGCAGCAATGGCGGGCAAGGATCAGCCAAAGAATCAAGCAACTTGAGGAACAGGCATGACGATTACCTTGTTAATTGGTATATCGGGGTTGCTAAACGCAGGGGGTGGAATGAAGTCGTTAGATTGTTGGCCCAATACCCTAACGATGAAGAACGCATGAAGATGTTAATAAAAAAGAGATTAGGAAAATGACAGAATACGATCCACACGAAGCAATCAATTACATATACACACACGCACCAAAATACGCTGAAGCTAAAGGGCAACTGGCCCAGCTAGAAGCCTACAAGTCTAGCCTGAAAGCCATAATGATGAAGAAGTCTAGTGAGCAAAGCCTTGGCGGTCAGGAGCGTGAAGCCTATGCCAGCCAAGAATATCAAGACTTATGTAAGGCAATTGGCAAGGCTACAGAAGATGCAGAAACCCTAAAATGGCAGATCACAGCCGCTACAATGCGTTTTGACGCATGGCGCACAGAGCAAGCCAGCAACCGTAACTTGGAGAAAATGACAAGATGATCCGATTAACCGAAGAATTCCTTATCCTAAAAACATTAATTCGTATGTACGATGAAGCACTAAAAAACAATAGTGCGTTACTAATGATGGAGATTGCAGTAGATATTGCGGAATCAGCAGAAAAACTAGAACAACGCAGCGTAGACAATGCCAACACCTAAATGCCCACAAAAGCCGAAAAAGAAACCTACCGAAAAATTGCTGAATTGGGATGCTCATTATGTAGGCATCTCGGCTCTGAGGGAACGCCAGCGGAACTGCATCACATTAGAAGAAATAATATTCCTCGCCCTCAAGCACCCGTCATTGCGCTCTGCCCCTATCATCACAGAGGATCAAATACCAGTATTCACGGGATGGGCCGCAAGCGATTTGAAAGGGAATATGGCGTATCTGAAGAACAGTTACTTGAGCAAACCTTGGCGTTGATATGCTAGTCCTAAACCTACCCCTGCCACCCAGCGTAAACAGCTATCGGACAATATTCCGTAACCGTATGGGGATCAGCAAGGCTGGCAGAGAGTTTAAGGCGCAGGTCAGCGATTATGTGATTGAGTACAAAGTACCCAAGCTGGGCGCAGCAAGGCTGGAAATGAAGGTGGTGCTATATCCCCGTGACCGCAGAAAACAAGATATTGACAACCGAATCAAGGCTTTATGGGATGCTTTGGGCGATGCTGGCGTATTTGACGATGACGAGCAAATTGATGTTTTGGTTATCGAACGGGGCGAAATAAAAAAAGGCGGTGGATGCTTGGTACTTATTGATATTCTTGATAAAATAGAGGAAACTACCCCCATAACATAAGGATTTGTATGGAAAATTGCGCTTTATTCCTAGCAACAATGCTACATTCTGCGACTAATACGCACTTTTTTCATTGGTCTACCGATTCTTATTCCAAGCACAAGGCACTTGCCAAGTATTACGATAGCATTATTGATTTGACTGATTCTTTTGCTGAATCCTATATGGGCAAATACGGCAAGTTCACCAGCTTTCCAAGCGTGTACCACCAGCCTAAAGACCCAATCCGTTACATGGAATCCTTGCAAAGTTTTGTTAAAGAAGCCCGTAATGATTTGCCGCAAGACAGCGAACTACAAAACATCATTGATGAGATTGCAGACCTTATCAACACCACTACTTACAAACTTAAGTTCTTGAAATAAAAGGATATTTATGCCACTCGTCAAATCAGGTAGCGCAGAAGCAATCGGCAAAAACATTAAAGCCGAAATGAAAGCTGGCAAGCCTAAGAAACAAGCCGTAGCTATTGCCTTAAATACCGAGCGTGAGTACGCTAAAGGTGACCGCAAAGCCAAGCTAGAAGATGCTTACGCTAAGTACATTGAAGAAAAAGCATAATGAGCCGTAAAGATGACATTCGTGCCGCAGTAGAAAAGCACGATAAACCTATTGCCAAGACAACAAAAGGCAAAGGGCGTCATTACCAATCAGTAGAAGAAGGCGCAGGTATGACCGCAGCAGGTCGCAAAGCATACAACGCCAAGAATGACAGTAACTTACAAGCACCCCAATCTAGTGGGCCAAGGCACGATAGCTTTTGTGCAAGGTCAGCAGGATGGACTGGGGAACGGGGCAAAGCAGCTAGAGCAAGGTGGAAATGCTAATGAAACAAGGACTATACGCCAATATTCACGCCAAACGGGAACGCATCAAAGCGGGTTCAGGCGAAAAGATGCGTAAAGCAGGTAGTAAAGGTGCGCCAAGTGCAAGCGATTTTAAAGAAGCTGCCAAGACCCGCAAAGAAGTCATTACTGAAAAAATGAAGGATATGTAATGTTTAAAAAAGAAAAAATCAAACCTGAAAACTCTTTGCTGCAACCGCACAAAGAATCTACATTAGAGAAACAACAGCGTTTGCGTTTAGAGCGTAGAGCTGCTTTAGCTAATCAATTGAAAGACTTGGATAAAGAAGTTAAATAGTAGTAGAATTAAGCATCATTAACTAACTACTTGGTTAAATATGCAGATCAAAGATGTTGCTGTAGATAAGCTAATCCCTTACGCAAAGAACAGCAGAACCCACAGCCCTGAACAAGTAGGGCAAATTGCCGCCAGCATTAAAGAATTTGGGTTTAGAAACCCTATATTGGTAGACGGGGTTGGCATTATTGCTGGGCATGGCAGATTAATGGCGGCCCAAAAGCTAGGCTTAGACAAAGTACCCACAATTGATTGCTCAGATATGACTGAAAGCCAAAAGAAGGCTTACATCATTGCTGACAATAAGCTGGCATTAAACGCAGGGTGGGACACAGCAATGCTATCTATTGAAATGAAAGACTTAGAAGATGAAGGCTTTGACCTTGCATTGCTAGGGTTTGACGATAAAGAGCTAAATGCTTTGCTTGAGCCTGAAGTAACTGAAGGGCTAACAGACGAAGATGC